TGAAACAACCTATGCTCAGATAATGCTTTAGGTTTGGTAAGTTCCATCGCTAATTTAATGCCCAAATTTTTTAATAAGTTTGGTGAGCAAGTCATCAAATTTTCTGCACTCCCTAAGCGTATATTTCTTATAATGCCTATAAGCATGGTCACGCTGCGATCGGATAATGTCAATAAAATCGGATTTCTCTGGGCCAAATAAAGTGCCACAGAATTCTATCGTGTCTGCGATATTTTTCTTTTCATCAATTCCTAATATGACTCTTCTTTTCTTATATTCCATTTGCATAACCACGATGCGGGAAAAGATATGGATTGGGATGATGCACCGTGGTTAAGCATTTCGAACAACAAGTTTCAAACCTTTAGCCGCAGCTGCAGCTTTTCTACCTGTTGCCCATCTCTTCTCAATTTTATCAAGAAAAGAAAGACTGAAATTTCCTAAACCAAAGTCATTTCCACAATACAACTGAAACATCAAACTAGTTAACTCATCATAAGTTTTTTTGTTTGGACACACCATCACTAGCTTGTCCAACGCCTGGTCTAATGCTTCTTCACTGCTTTTTTTAACAGCTTTACCCACAAAATATCCTTTTGTTAAAAGTTAAACTTGTGATTCGTTGTTCGGTGAAAATAAAGTGTTTTGAAAGCCCCACTTATTTCATTTAGGCTTAGGAATACGTTTTTTATTATTAAGTGATTATAAAATTATTTGCAAGTAAAAAAAAGGGGCCAGTCTCCCGACCCCTTTTCGATCTCTCGGTTCAAAGGTTAACCATCCAACCTTAGATCTATTTACCGTTGAGAAGCTTCTTGCCCTCAGAGAGTAAATTCTGTTTCATGGTTTCGTAAGCTTTGCCTTCTTTTTTGGCTATTTTCCTTACTTCTTCGTCAACCAATTTTGCGATCATGCTGCCAGGTCTTCTAAAACCTTGTTTACCCATGGCTCTGATAATCGTGTATGATTCGATATCTACAGCACAAGATTTCCATCTATTAATGTCCATAGTCCACTCCTCTTTCTAATGTTCTTGATATTCTTTTGATTCAAAAAAATCAAGTAATTTTATTTTATTTTTTTGGGTTAGACCAGAATTGTAAATTTTTTCAATAATTACAACATAGTCTCTTGTACTGGTTCCAGATAAAAACCAAGATGATTTTGTAGCACAAGCTTTTTTAAATCTTGCAAAATCAAATTGTGGATGTTTATCCGCTACAATGTAAGCATAGACCATAGATCTTTTTAATCTACGTTTGCTATCATCCATACCTAAAAAGTATTTTCTTAACTGCATCAGTTGGGCTCCAACACGATCACAGTTTTCAATACCTCCCGCAGGAATGATAAAGTCACCTTTTTTGAAATCAGTAGTAATACGATTCCACAAAGATGCCAACCTCTGTAGTAACACTATACATTCAGAAACATTTAAACCATATTGATTCATTTTGTTTCTGCAGATTTGATAGTCTCTTTTATTTCTAGCACAGTGCTGATTTAAAAAGTTTTCCATCGACCAGTTCTTTCGACCTGTATTCAATCTTGCAACATCTAAAGGATCATCAGAATCGATTATGATGTAGGGTACTTTTAAATCTAGTTCTTTCCTAGCTTGTAAAGTATGTTGGCCATCAATGACTTCCATATCTTTGTTTACACGAATTGGATCGTATAAATCTTTTTCTGCAATTAATTTTTTTAATTGCTTAACATGTCCTTCGTCTACTGGTCTATTACCTCTAGCTTTTTTAAACTTCGTGTAATCAGTAGTTTCGAAGTATTTATTTTTTATTACTGTGTTCATCTTTTCCTCCTTGGTTAGAACAACATTGTATAAAATAATCCACCAAATAGTATTAATAATATTTTAAGTGGAACCATCATTAGTAATAAGAAAAACAAAATTTTAACGAAGTCGTAAATCATTTTGATCTTCTTTACATTTGATTTCATCATAGATAAGATTTCTAACTATCTCACCTGTTAATGGATACATCGCACGTTCTTCAAAATCGAAACTACATTGTTGTAATCTTTGTAATCGATCTTGAAAATGTGGATCTGCATATTCAGTAGGATTGCCTGCAGCATCAGTGATTTCTGTTCCTGCAAGTATCTTATCTACCTTTTGGATAAACTCTAGAAATACCTCTGAGTTTGATTGGATATTAATCTTTCTCATTGGACCTCCTTAGCTTTTACTTTGTTTATTTTCATGATAACCTCTTATTAAGTTTAAAAAAAAATTTATAAACATTTTAGTGGGATTTGCAAGTAAATAATAAAATAGGATAATATAGGATAATGAAATACATATTGATACTTCACTTATGCAGCATGATTACTGGTAAATGTATGGACCCATACATCCCTGGATATGAATTTAAAACACATTATGATTGTGCTATTGCTGGTTATACTAGCTCATTAGATGCTCTTAAAACACTTGCAAATGATGAAGAATATTTCGGTTTAGACCGAATTAACAAGGAAAAATTAGCTATAAAATTTGAGTGTAAACCCCTTAACAATGCTTAGTATTGCAATTGCTATCATTTTTGATATATAATACCACATGAAGCTATATCGCGTCCAAGCAAACTATAAAAATATATATGTTGATGAGATGCTTGAGGCTGAGAACGATAAAGCCGCTCTTGAGATGTTTTCAAAGAAGGTTGACTCAGGAGATGTAATAGAACGTGAAGGTGCTGGGTTCCATGATCCTAATTTCCTTTTCGTAACCTTCGAGGAGGTTGACCGAGATGCAACTACAAAAGTTAATATCGGAAAAACTTCAGTTGGAGTCTCAATGGGCACAACAAGCGTTGGCGCAGGGTAGAGTTACAACCGACATGAAGTGGATCGATATAAAGATTAAAGAACTTAGAAATAAGATCAATGATCAAAGTGTCGAAGACGCAAAAAAAGGTCTTTTTGACATCGCTAGTTAAAAAAAACTAGCATTTTTATTTTTTTCATATTATTCCTAGGCCATCTATGTCCCAAACCAAAAATAAAATTAATAAAACTTCAAATATTGTAGATGATACAATTTATTTATTTGATTATAAAAATTATTGGATAGAAAATACAGCACAAGGACATTTAATAAAAATTTGTCATGGTGCTAAGGATAGAGTTTTAGAAATTGACTGCAGGTGGGATAAAAGAAAAAGAGATAAAAGTGGGAGAGTTGTAAATGACATTCGTGTGGAAACATCCAAAGTATTACGAAGAACTAAAAAAACTTAAAGAACAGCAAGCTGACGAAAATAATCAGGACTCGGAGAACAGTAAGGACACGGAACCTGAGAGCCCTCAGGAGTAATAATTGTTTTTATATTCTTACAAGGTAAGCAGCTAAGTTTATTCCTTGGCTTCTCCCCAGGATCGTCCAAGTGCGATATCAACTTTGGAAGGTACTTTGAGATCTTCGATTGCATTTTCCATTATCTCCTTTACAGCTTTTATATCAGATTCTTCATTAATTGAAAAACATAATTCATCATGAATTTGTAATAGTGGTTTATAACCTGCTTTATAACAATCAATCATAGCTTGTTTTGTTTGATCTGCAGCTGACCCTTGGATTAATCTATTTAAAGCCTTGTAAGTAAAGGCTCTTCTGATGTTATTGCCATAAATTGCTTTAGCCTCCTCATATTGCATAGCTTTGTTCATTCCGAAGGTAGATGGCTCCCACATGTCAAATCGGCATTTACGACCCCTTATCGTGCGAATAAACCCATATTTTGAGGCAGAGCTAGACACATCTGTAGCTAATTTCTTAACAAATGGTACTCTATCACCATATTGCCTTAATAAAGCTTCAGCTTTATCCTTAGAAATACCCAACTCCTGGCCTAATTTATTTTTACCCATACCATAAAATAATCCTAAATTAATAGTTTTAGCTTGAGACCTAGTAATTCCTGCCATATCTGCCACAATTTGATGGAAGTCCGCAGATTCATTTTTATAAGCTTCAATAAACTCTGCTGCACCCTCAAAATGATCATTCACAGATGCAGCATAGTGTGCAACAAGCCTAGGCTCTTGTTGTGAGTAGTCGAAACTACCCCATTGTCTACCTTCTTCTGGTAAAAACAAACTTCTAATTTTATCTCCATATTCTTTGTTTCGTGCAGGAATCTGTTGCAAGTTTGGGTTTGAATATGATAAACGTCCACTTACAGTTCCACCTTGGTCAGATCGTAACTGATTTATTTCGGAATGTATTCTGCCTTTGTGAACATATCTTTGAATGGAGTCTATGAATGTTGAATGAAATTTATTTATTTCTCTTGCTTCTCTTATTAGTTGCGCTATCGGGTTATCACAGTTCACTAGCCAGTTTTGGGTAAAGCTTGGTTCTTCGGTTTTCGCTGTCCGTGGATAGTCCACACCGATACGGTCAAACACTTGCGCTACCGAACGTGCTGCCCAAATATCTACATCTAAAGTTGTCTCTTGTTTTATTTTATATAACACTTCAGATTCTTTTTTCTTAAATTCTTTTTTTAATATTCCTGCCTTTTCTTCATCTACTCTAATTCCAGTTCTTCTTGTTTCTATTAATATAGGGAGCAGCTCCATCTCCATCTCCCACACATCATGTAAACTTTGTTTAGTAATTTCTGTTTTAAATCTTTCCCATAATCTTAAAGTTAAACCTGCATCTTGTTCAGCATAATAACCTACATAGCCTGCAGGGAGTCTCCATAAATCTGCTTTAGGATCGATACCCCATTCTTTCGCTTTTTCATTTAAGAATGTTTCGTTTTTAATTTCTCCTAAATAATCTTTAGCACATGCATTTAAACTAAAACTAAATCTGTTTTCATTAATCAAAGCAGCAGCAATCATAGTATCAACAATTTTACCTCTGATTTCAAATCCATTTACTAATAACCAACCCACATCATAAGAAGCATTATGAAATATTTTAGGACAAGGTAATCTTAAAATATCTTGCATCCATGCCGTTGTAATTGCAGAGTCCATATTACCCCCTGCGTCATGAGCTATTGGAAAATACCATTGTTGACCTAGAGCTGCTACTGCAAACCCTACGATATGACCATCAAAGGTTGCCCAACCTGCGCCTTTACTTTTAATGTTTGGATCCTTAGTTTCTAAGTCGATTGCTATTTCAGTTGCTTTAGATAAGTCTGGGTATTCTGATGGACAAATCCAATCACTGTCATTGTATATAAAATTTAATTGATGAGTCATTAGTTTTTTAATTTTGAGTTAAATCCATTTTTTTTAATGTTTGTAAGTGCATTATCCCAAGGCATATCTACCAGAAATATATAACAATCTGCACAATAGTAAATTTTTTCATGAATAATAACTGCTTTATCTAAGTTACATTCTTCACAAATAATTGGTTCAAATAACTTATTTCTTTTTTTGATTTGGCTCATCTTGTATCTTTAATATTTCTAATTGACAATAATGTATTATTTTTTGTAAATCTTCTACACCATTTTTGTAAGGATATCTAAGCACATATTTAATTACATTACCTTGAAAAAAAGATAAATCATTTTTAGATATAAATTCGTAAGGTTGAATCTTAAAAAATTTATAGTGACTCCCCCCTACCTGCTTATCTTGAGGAAATGCATCCTCAAACATTGTTTTATTTACCATAAGTTGCCTCATATTGTTTAAAGTATTTTCCTAATGGAAAATTATATTGATGATAGGTGCCCAGCAGATGGAGTGTTTGTTTAGATCTGGTGGCTCCTGTATACCAAACTCTAAGTTCTTTTACCTTATCTGCTAAATTTTTTTTATCAAAATGTGATGGGAAGTTGCACTTACTCGCCAGGACAACATTATCCGCTTCTCCGCCTTTTACTTGATGTATTGTATCTATAATTATTTTTGGTGGTTGTGTTAAATCTACAC